AGGCCTTCCAAATCCTTTTGCTCGCAACATGGTTGTATCAACAGGACAATGGTCAAACATCATGTCTCTTAACGATGCTGGTCGCCCAATCTACACAGCATCACAGCCAATGAACGCTGGTGGTCAAGTAGCCCCAACATCACTAACAGGTAATGTTGCAGGACTTAACCTCTATGTCGATCCAACAAACGGTGGCGATACAGATGGAACAATCCTTATCGTTAACCCAGATGCTTATACCTGGTATGAGTCACCAACATACCGCCTACGCGCAGAATCAACAGCAGCAGGTCAAGTAACTATTGGTTACTACGGCTTCGGCGCAATCGCAACTAAGGTTGCTGCTGGCGCATTTAAGAACAACAAGGCGTAAGCCCACTAAGTCGCTGAGAGGGGGCATAGCCCTTGCCCCCTCTTGGTCTTTAGAAAGGAATTGGAATGGCACTCTGCACAGTAGCTGAACTAAAAGCAACGCTTGGCGTTGGCTCGCTGTACCCAGATGCAACAATCCAAGAAGTCTGCGATGCAGCAGATGCAGTTTTATTGCCAATGCTATGGAGTCCTACTTATTTTTCAGTAGCTCACGAAAATGTTGTTGGTTCAGGAACATTGTATTTTAACGATCCTGTTAAAGAGATTTTTTATGTTGGTCAAACTGTAACGATTACCAATTCTGGTACTAATTACAACGGAAGCAAAGTAATAACAGCAGTTGGCGATTACTCAATTAGCATGGCTACGGCTCATGCGACTGCTCAACCTAAGCACGCTATTGCCCCTTATGGCTCAGTTGCTTCAAGAACTTACACAGACTGGACAGCCGACATGGCTATTCAGAATGCGGCTCTCATGATAGCTGTCGAGATTTGGCAAGCAAGAACCAGCACTTTGACTGGTTCTAATTCTGTCGATTTCCAGCCCTCACCTTATCGAATGTCAGCACAGCTGCTCGCTAAGGTCAGAGGATTGATCGCGCACGCGCTAGACCCTCGCTCAATGGTGGGCTAATGCCAGCATCAGTTACAACCCTACGAACTACCCTGGCAACAGCGTTAGTTGATAACTCACTTTGGAGCACATTCGCTTTCCCGCCCAGTGTAGTTCTCGCCAATTCAGTTATCGTGAGCCCAGACGATCCTTACATTGCGCCAAGCAACAATGCGCGCAACACAGTGAGCCCTTTGGCTAATTTTAAGATTATTATTACAGTTCCTTTATTCGATAACGAAGGCAACCTAAACGGCATTGAAACTAACCTAGTAAGAGTGTTTAACTTATTAGCTGCCAGTTCTTTGACGTATAATGTAGGCAGTGTATCTGCCCCAAGCGTTCTCAATGCTGCATCAGGTGATCTGCTCAGCTGCGAGATGTCCGTATCAATCCTAACAAGTTGGAGTTAACATGTCAGACCTAACACCAGAGGATCTAGCCTTCTTGAAGAAGATTGGTCAGATCACCACAGCACCAAAGCCAGTAACTACTAAGAAGGAAGAAGAATAATCATGGCAATTTTTCTAAATAACAAAGTCGGTCTAAAGATTGCCACTATCAATCTTTCAGATCATGTAACTGCATTTACACTTAACCGTCAGTCAGATCAGATCGAAGTTACTGCTATGGGCGACACAGCTCACAAGTTCGTCACTGGTCTTTCAGCAGACAGCCTCACAGTGTCATTCCTAAACGACACAGCAGCAGCAAACGTTCTAGCAACACTCCAGGCTGCTTATGGCACAACTGTTGCCTGGCAGGCAATCCAAGATTCATCAGCTGCTGTATCAGCAACTAACTTGCTTTACTCAGGCACAATCTTGGTTGACAACCTAACAGACATCAACGGCGCAGTAGCCGATGAAGGTATGCTTGATTTGACCTTTACTTGCAACAGCAAGACAGCAACTGCTTCAACTGGTACTTGGTCATAATCTAACTACTAAAGAAAAGGGCTAAAAGAATGGCAAAGCTAAAGATCACAAGGGCAGATGGCTCTGTATCTGAACATCAGATAACCCCATCGATCGAATACGCATTTGAGGTTTACGCCAAGAAAGGCTTTCACAAGGCTTTTCGTGACGATGAAAAACAGAGTGATGTGTATTGGCTGGCTTGGGAGTGTATTCGCCGCAGCGGTGAGACTGTCAAGATGTTTGGTGCGGAGTTCTTGGACACACTTCAAAAGGTGGAAGTCCTTGATGATGACCCGGAATTATAGGGCGTGATTCTTTCACTTACTTGATCGCAAGATTAAGTCTGGAGACACAGATCGCGCCTAATGACTTACTTGAACTTGATTCAAGAATGTTTAAGGCTTTATTACAGGCTATGAAAGATCGAAATAAGGAGATGAAAGATGCCAGTCGCAGTAAAGGGCGGTCTCGCACTTCGTAAATCCTTACGCCAATTCACGCCTGATCTAGCCAAGCAATTACCTAAAGAAATGGCGATAGCCCTTAAGCCCGTTGTTAAGACGGCTAGGGGCTATATGCCTTCTGATAGCCAAGTGCTAAGTAACTGGCGACCAAAAGATAACAGTCAGGGTAGATTTCCTGTTTACACAGCCAAGAGTGCTAAAACTGGTATTGGTTACAAAACAACACCATCAAAGCCTAATCGCCGAGGGTTTAGATCGTTAGCGCGTTTATTTAACAAGACTGCTGCTGGTGCGATCTATGAGACTGCTGGCCGTAAGACCCCAGATTCAAGATTTGTACAAAATCTAAACAACAAGTATTCATCTGTTTTAAAGGGCAATGCCAAAATGCAAGGTCGTGCCCTATTTCGTGCTTATGAAGAAGATGAAGGCAAAGCACAAGATGGCGTTTTACAAGCTATTGACAAAGCAAAAAATATGCTTAACAAGAGAGCGAGCGTGCGCGGCTAATGCCTAATATAGTTATTGATGTAGCAGCCGAGTTCACCGGTAAAAGAGCTTTTGAACAAGCAGGCAAATCTACAAACAATTTAGAAAAGAATGTCAAAAAACTTGCCAAGACATTTGGCGTGGCATTTGGGGCAACAGCAGTAGCCAACTTTGCCAAAGCTAGTGCTAAGGCATTTATAGAAGATGAAAACGCCGCTCGATCATTAAGCGTAACAATTAAAAATTTAGGGCTTGCATACGGTAATAACGCAGTTATCGTTAGTGACTTTATAAATAATTTAGAAAAGCAAACAGGCGTGCTTGATGATGAACTGCGCCCGGCCATGGACAGGTTACTCAGGGCAACAGGATCAGTTAGCAAGTCACAAGAATTATTAAACCTATCTTTAGATATTGCGGCAGGTACAGGTAAGACAGTTACCCAGGTGTCACAAAGTTTACAAAAAGCCTACTTAGGACAAACTGCTGCTATTGGTCGTTTAGGCGTAGGCATATCTAAAGCTGAATTAGCTACAGGCCAGTTTGCGGATATACAAGAAAAATTAACTAAATTATTTTCTGGTCAATCTGCAGCTGCAGCTAACAGTTATGCAGGACAATTAGCCAAATTACAAGTAGCCGCTAATAACGCTAAAGAAACTATAGGTAAAGGCCTAGTAGATGCTTTAAAATTGCTTGCCAGCGATAAAAGCATTGATGATTTAAATGAAGGATTAGAAAAAACATCACAATATATTGCTGATATTATTCTTGGGGTTGGCGTATTTATTCAAAAGTTAAAAGATATTCCTATAGCAGGTAAAGCTTTTCAATTACCTTTAGACGCTTATATCCAAGCCATTCCAGTTCTCGGCACATACATAAGTTTACTTGCCGATTTGGGTAAAGAGCAGCGCACATCTGGTTTAACCACGCTGCCTATATCGCCATATTATTTGAAAAAACAAGCTGAGGCTGCTGCTAAAGCTGCTAAAGCTGCTGAGGCTGCTCGCATAGCTGAGGAAAAAAGAGCTAAGGCTGCCGCTGCCGCAAAGTTAGCAGCTGAAAAAAAGGCTAATGCTGCGGCCAAGATCGCAGCTGATAAAAGGGCTGCTGCTGATAAGAAGGCTGCTGCTCAAAAAGCAATATTGGCTAAAGCTGATTCCATGTTCAATATAGAGCGGATCCAGATCGAGGCAGCCCTTAAAGGCAGAATCTCAGCTGATGAAAAACTACGCCTAGAATTACAGCGCGCTATCCTCAATGAAGA